TTTTGTTGACAGTGTAAACAGAAATGTTTACAATAGCACTATGTTAAACAGATAGAGGAAAAAGTGAAACGTAAAGATTTGATGAAGTTCCTAAGTCAACTTGGGGCTGAGTTTAAAGAGGGAGGTAAACATACCAAGGTTTACTTAAACGATAAACAAAGCACAATCCCTAGACACACGGAAATCGACGACTTCTTGGTAAAGGGAATAAAAAAACAACTAGGAATCGAGAGTTAACTCTCGGTTCTTTCATCAAATCTATATTCACTTGGAGATTATTATGCAATATCCGGCAACTTTTACCTTAAACCCAAAGACTGGTTGTTACTTTGTCGAATTTAGAGATATACCTGAAGCATTAACACAAGGCTACTCTATAGAAGAAGCAACTGAGGAAGCAAAAGATGCGCTTATAACGGCGATGGATTTCTATTTTGAAAATAATAGAATTATACCTATGCCTAGTCCTGCACAAGAAGGTGATCATCAAATCGATCTACCTTTAAGTATCTGGTCTAAAATTCTTTTGCTAAATACAATGCTTGAACAAAATGTTAATCAGTCCGAACTTGCACGTCGTTTACATGTTCAACGTCAAGCCGTTCAGCGTCTGGTTGACTTAAGCTATACAACTAAAATTGATGCTGTTATAGATGCCCTAAAAGTCTTAGGTAAACATCCTGTTTTATCTATAGCCTAATCAAAAAATGAAAAAACTGACCTCAATTTATTGGGGTCAGTTCCTATAAACTAGTCAAAAATAAAATTCGACCATCTTAATTAAACTATACGTCAATTTTCATTTAAATGAAAACTCTAGATTTAAACTATCTTCTTAGCGCATTGTAAAGAGTACCGCCCTGTCTCAACTCTTTTAACATCACCTGTCTAATGGCATTGCCAAGAACATCGCCAAGAGCTTTTGCTTGCCCATCGGAATCAACATTTGTTGAGCCATCCGCATTAACAGTGACAGTAACTGTTACAGGCGCACTTATTACATCTCCACCTTGAGGAAGCTCAGCAATAGATGCGACCATTATCTGTTTATTGGATGAATTCGGCAGCTCCCCAGTTTGGTTCATATAATTAAGATTATCCAAGCCAATTTTTTTAGCTGAAGATTCTTTAATCATAAATTCTTCATTTGAAGCCCAAATTGGAATGCTGTCACTAGTTCCTGTGCCTGGTCCCTTAATTTGTCCACCAGTTGCGAACCCTTTTGCAGAGATAGCAGAAACTGCTTGAGTTAATGCACCTGTCTGTGCAACTGCCATCGCTACGGCTGGAATGTTATAAGGGAAAGCGGCAGAGGCCCATGCTTTACTAATTGCTTCTTTACTTGATAGCAAGGTACTGGCAATTGCAAAGCCCTTTTGCATAGCAAATAACATTTTGTAAGTTTTGGATTGTTCCCCTCCAAAAGCTTTAGCTATACCAGACATATCGCCAATTAAGGATGAGTAACCAGAAAGGGTTTGAGCATTTAAACCATTCTGCAACTCTCTAGATTTAGATGAATATTCACTATCCAAATATAATTTTGCATCTAAGTAAGCTTTATAGGCATCTTGCAACATCTGATACTTTTCGGTTTCTCCCAAATCTACATTGTTATTAATTGAAGTTTTTACGTCTTGATAATCACCATTTAAATTAGTTTGCTTAGAATCCAATTCATTATTAAGATTCCATTGTGCTAATTCATCAGGTTTAAGAGTTGCCCGAGCCCAAGATTCAGCTGCACTTTGGTTCAATTTATTAATTTTGTCTCTAATATTTTGAACAGCTTGCTGAGTAGCTTTTACTTTTTCATCCTGAGTCTTAATATAGTTTTCTAAATCCTTTTCATAAGCTTTTTGTTGAAGTGCAAGTAATCGATCTCGTTCTGTAGGATCGTTGGCAAATTTTTCATTAATCTGTTTTATAGCTTCCTTATTATCTTCGGCAAATTTTTCTAAATCGGTATAATACTTTTCCTGTATTGATTTTCGATCTTTTGCAACTGCCTCTTCTGTAGCTTTTCTTGCTTCTTCAAATTCCTGAATGTCTTTTAAAATTTCAGTTGGATCATCATGAATAAATCCTGCATCTTTAGAGGTTTTCCCGTTTAAACCTACTAGCCATTTATTTACAAGATCAGGAAATTGTGTGACTTCTCTAACACGATCAGGTTTCCCTTTTACCGTTCCAGTATCTTTGAATCGTTGTGCACCAGTTAAACCTGCATTGTGCGAACGAATTGCAGCCTCCCACGATCCTAATTTCTCATATGCATATGCTAAATTTTTAGCTACGACTTCAGCAATAACCGGTAAATTCTTAGAATCGGCAATAGTAATTCGATTATCTTTTCGATAATCCTCTGTCGTTTGAAAATATCCAACTGCTCCTGTCCGGCTACGGGCATTTTTCTCCCCCTTCGATTCTTGAGCCATTAATGCAGCTAACATATTTTTAGGAAGCCCATATTTTTCTTCTAATTTATCCAATCCATTTTGTGAAGCAAGGACAGATACTTTTTTAAGCATATCAATTTCTAAGGATGATAATTCATAGTTTTTCTGTGCATAATCAGCCTTTTTCTTAGCTTGTTCAGTAGCAGCTTGTTCTAATTTTGTCTTTTGATCTTGTATATCTTTTATTTCTTTATTAACTGCAAGCAGACGTCTTGCATTAGCTAGATCATTTAATGCGGCAGGAGTCTGCATCTGTTGGCTATCATAATTATGTCTCTTTGCCCATTCTTCAAAGACACCTAATTCGTCTTCAGAATATTTATTACCAAATTTTTGTCTTATTTTTAGCTTATATGAACTTTCCATATAGTCAGTATTAAAGGTCTTCATATATTCTGAATATGCAGCTTGCGCTCTCTTAGATGCAGCTTCAGCTTCTAAAAGTTTTTTATTGAATTTGTCTTGTTTATCAGTCGCTTTGCCCGTTGTTTCCGATAGTGAATTTACTACATTTTTTTGTTTGAGGTATTCACCACTTAATTTAATCGAAGTCGCAGCTTGCGCATCAATTTTTGCTTTCGATTCTTCTGACACACCTGACAATTTATTGATTTCAGAAGATAGTTGAGCAGCTGTTAAATTTCCCTTTTTAAACTCCATTGCCAAAGCACTAGCTGATTTGGAGGCTTCCCCAGTTGAACCATCAAAACGGCCGATATTAATGGCTAGACTAATTAAATTGCTATTTGCCTTGTTATATTCATCCGTGAGCTCTTCCAATGATTTTTTTTCAGCACGTAGTTGTGTACGTTGAGATGCAACATCCATTTCTTGATATTTTTTTATTACCTCCGCAACAGAAATACTGTGTTGATTAAGTGACTTTGTGGCTTCATCACTTTTATTTTTCATAAAGAAAAATGCAGCACCTGCTGCTAATCCTTGTACAGCCAGCAATCCCAACCCTGCTGGCCCTCCAAGAAATGCCATTGCACCTCTTAAAACCCCCATTGCACTTGCAGTCTGCATTGTTACTCCTGCCATTCTTGCAAGAGTCATTTGATAGCGAATTCCCTCTATCATCCCAAGGGTAAATTCTTTAGTTAAAATTGCACCCTGAACGGCTAGTTTGACTCCTAAAGCCGTACCTAAAGCAACAGCTGCTGCAGAGATGTTATCCATATTTGATGCAACCATATTAAAAATTGGAACAATTCCATTAATTAAGGTTGCTTCTACACCTTGCCATTGCTGGTTCATAATCCATAGATTTTCTTTTGCTTCTGATAATTTTTTTATCATTGCATCATCCATGATTGATCCTGCACGTTCCGCAGCATCACCATATTTTTTAAAGCCAGCTCCCCCATTTTCTAATAAAGGAATAAGCAAAGAAGAGTCAGAAATAATTGCTTCCATATAGAATTTCATATCATTTTGACTAGCATTTGCTTTTACTAGGGAATCATAATAAAGCTGTAAGGCTTCTGGTCCTGATAATTTTTGAAATTGAGAAATTGTCACACCTACTTTGGGCGCAATATTCTTGAAGAAATCAGCTAAAGGCCCACCCGCCGTTTGTTGATACTCACCGATACGGTCTTGCATGTCTTTCATCTGGTCCGCAAATTTATCAATACTGATCCCAGCTGTTTCAGCCCCTTTTGCGTAATATTGAAAAACTGTTGTACCTGCATTAGCTAACTTCGCTAAGTTTTTAATTTCATTTCCAGCATCAATAGCTCTTGTAACAAATGCAGTTAGGCCAGCAACTGAAGCTCCCGCCATGACTGCACCAAAAGCTTTTGCAGCTATACTTGCTACATTAAAACTCGAAGCAATATTTTCACTTGAAGATCTGGCTTTCCGTTCAGCCTGATTTAATGGCTCGATAAAATTACCTATTCGAGTCACTAAATCTAACGTTAGGCTTCCAAGATTGTTCGTAGCCATACTTTTCTCCAAGCATAAAAAAACCTCGCATTTGCGAGGTTTTCAAGATTCAAATTTTGTTAATTCAATTGACTCTCAAAGCGAGTAAGACCTTCAAAGGCTAAAGTTTTTTTACCTTCGTCAATAAGATTCGTTTCAAGATAATTACCGCCAGATATACTAACTTTTAACCAGACCCTTTTAGCATTTAAAATTTTAGTCAGGGTTTGTTTATCGATTTTAAATCGTTGATAAGACTCTTTATAATTTCCTGTTAGTGTAGAGTCATGTGCAAAGTTGATCCTATCTGCTTTTATAATTTCACCATCAATATTAAGTAGTAAATTACTCATGGCAGCAAAGTAATTTAATGTACTTAATTCCAGTACTACTTCATCAGGATTACTATTTTTCCAATTTGCACCAAGCATTAAACATGCACCACCAAATTTAGCGCATGAAGAAGTCCCATATGATCTCATTGTTATTTCAGTGGTTCCATCAAAACCACTCTTTTCAACGCTTATCCCTTTTGGTGCTGCCCAAGATAAACAAGGTATTAACAAAGTCAAAAATAGTATTTTTTTCATGAACCCACCAATAGTTATAAAGTTTCAACAATTTAACAAAGGGGTTAATAAAAAACCACCCCCGAGGATGGTTTAATACTACGGCTTATTTTTGATTTTAAGTAAACGTTCTTGCTCAAATGTTAAAGGTGCTGGTTTATCAAAATGCGGTAGATAGTCAAAAATCTGCAAACCTTTAACGCCTTTTGAAGATGCAAACATTAACTTTAATTCTGCCATCACCTCTTCAACACGCAATCCTATATTCAAGCTTCCACGTTTTCTACGGTAGGCGTCCCACTTCTGGATTTCCTTGAACGAGAAGGTCGTTTCAACTTCTTCGATTGACCTTCCGGTAACGATTGCGATTTCGATGATGAGCTCTTCTCTGTCGTCGATTTCAATGTCTGCTTTCCCAAGACATTAATTTCAACAATCTTCCCCCAAATGATATCAACTAAGGATTGACTGAAATGCACACGAACTTCATCTTCAGTAAAGGTTGGGGTGCCATCTTTATCAGTAATACAACTTGCCAAAATTCCTGCAAGGGCTTCCTTATTTTCGCCGTAAGCTTTCATATTAGCCACAGCTGACTGATAGTTAAACGGCTTAATATAGGTCGAAAATTCAGACTCCTCACCATTTACTAAAACTTGTACGGTTACCTTTTCTGGCTTTCCGATCAATATGCCTTTTTTAATTTGATCTGCACTTAACTGTTTCATATTTTTAAAATTCCAAAAAAAGCCCCTTTAAAGGGGCTTGTAAACGTTTAAAAATCCTTAAGCAGTTCCCTGCTTTTTCAATGTGTCAAAAGCTGGTGTTTGGCGTTTCATTGGAATCGTATGATTAACCAATGAATCTTTATCAAAAATAGGTGGCCCTTTGCGTAATTGAGCTTGGAATTGGGTCCATGAGCGCCCTTGCGGCACTGTCACAATGTCACCATTCAATGTTGGTTCAGCTGTACCATCTGACCATCCAACAAATACTTCAACTTTAGCTTTGTTTTGAGCTAAGTCTAAAATGATGACGTGAGTTTCATTTTCAGGATCAGTATTAATCTTCAAACTTCCTTCACCAGGTTTAACCAAACCATATTCAGAAGTAGACGATTCGCGCTCCTCCATACATGTAGTTTCAATCTCTGTAACGCTGTCATCACCAACTGACAATTCTGTAATACATTCAATCTTGGTTAAAACAGCAGGAGACCCGTGTTTTACCCATGTTTCTGTGCCTTGTGTTAATACGCCCATGAGTGGACTCCTCTTTTCATACGGCGAAAAAAAACCCCGCAAATGCGGGGTTCAAAAATGAATAAACCTCACTTTTGCGAGGTTCTACAACTTGTTAAAAATTTACGTATTTAAGTCTTGCGTTTAACAAACCAATTAGCATCAAACCCTCGGGTAAATAGTTTTGTAGCTGTCTCTTTACCATTGATCATAGAGTTCAGAATATAGCTATGCTCACCTAGGACCGAACGGATTGCGTCTCGAATATCAGTTGCTCTAATTAAATCCGTGTCATATACCATTACTTGATACATCACATGGTCCAGTTTAGCTTGTCGATCTAAATGATTTTCAGATAAGGCCGTTAAGGTTTGCCATACTGCATAAGGGGGTTCCATTCCTTCAGGCGCAACATCCTCATAAACCTTTAAATCCTCACCTAATAAGGCTTTAATTTCAGAATTTGCATTTAATATTTTAAAAACTGGAATATCGCTCATAATCTTGCCAACTCTAAATTTAATGCTTCATTAAAGACTTCGGAGAATTTTGTAGTTACCTCTTGAATATTGTTTGATAGAGCTGTCCGCATAAAAGGAATTGCTGGTTGATGTGAACTACCGAATTCGACCCAACGCCAGTGACGTGTATCACCTCCACTAGTATCTGGTGGATTAGGATTTGAAAATGAAGCCCCACCTCTTACCCCAACACGCATTTTTATATCTCTAGAACTGCGCGTTTTACCAGCTTGAGTAGATATGTTTTTCCAGATTTTTTCGGTAGTTGCTTTATTATCAATTCTTTTAGCGTTTTCTCTTGCTGCATTTCTAACAATATTCATAGCTTGTCTAGCTGCACGGCGAGTAATTCTTTTTACTTTCTTATCATCAGCTAATTGTCTTAATTTATATTCGAGATCAGTTAGGCCTTCTATCTTTACCTCTACAGACATATAACCTCCTAATCAGGAAAACGCTCAATTCCGCCACTCAACATGAATGTGCAATATTCATTGCCTTTCCCTGAATCATCCAATGCTGGGCTATCTATCGCGTAGATAATTCCCTTATGAATTACTCGCATTGTTGTATCAATATCCGTGCGATATCGAATTTTAATTCGTGCCACTATTTGTGCGTTATTGGCTTGAGATGCAATTAAATCTTTGCCTGAAACATGAGTTATCTTTGACCAAAGAGTTTTATAATCAACCCATTTACCCGGCAAAAAATTCCCGTTCTCATCCCGACCATTTTGTTGATGTCTTTGGATTACAACTCTATGTCTTAGTTCACCAGCTTTCACTTTAGACCCCCAAAGTTATTCTGAATGGAAATAAGGTATTTTCAGCCGATATAGGTAATTCATTCGTAGCTTCACGGGTTTCGTATAAATAACCGAAAGTTAATAACACACCTGCTCGAATCAATGGATTAATTAAAATGCCATTAATTCTCATTGCGGCCTCAGTACGCGACTCTCTTCGAATTTGTTTTGCTTGTTCTAAATAAAAATCTCGTTCCTCTTGCTCAGAAGTATTATTTGCACATGCTTCTAATTGAGCTGCTTTTGTTTTTGCTTCATTTAAAATGCTGGCCACTTCTTCATAGCCAGCAATTTTGTCAGCGTCACTTGCATAGAAATAACGCCCCATGAATCGTGCTGCCATTAGTTCAGCAGACTCTAATTTTCTCTGAATTTCAGAATCATCATCGTCATCAATTTTTTGGTGAGATTTAGCTTCGTTAATAGTCAGCACAGACATGTTTTATTCCTTTGCAGCAGCAGAACGAGTACGTTTTGATTTTGCTTTTACTTCTTCTTCACCAGCTTCTTGTGTAGGTGTTTCTTCTGAAGTTTGTTCTTCACCAGAGGTGTCACTTGCAGGTGTCTCTTCCGAAGCTTGTTCTTCACCAGAGGTGTCACTTGCAGGTGTCTCTTCCGAAGCTTGTTCATCACCAGAGGTGCCACTTGCAGGTGTCACCTCTTCATTTTTAGTGACCGACTTGTCACCAGACGGTGACTCATCTTTATCAATAATTTTTACCAGATTAAGTCGTGCCAATTCTTGAGATGTACTGGGTGAAACTTCAATGATTTCACCAATTACATGAACTTGACGATCGTGCATGAAAGTTTTTAAAAGTTTTACTTTTACTTTTGACATATTTTTATCCTCATAAAAAAAGGGCTAGTTCTACCTAGCCCTTGATTTATTGATTACGTTGATTAAGCAGCTTTACGGATCGAGCCTGAAACGAATGACTCAGGTCGGTAGACCGCAAGAGCTAAACGCTCTTCAGCACGAATAGAGACCATATTGTTTTCAAAGTCTTTGTCGTTTTCAGTAGATAAAAGAACTTCAATATCCATACGATCGAAGATTTGGGCAGCTAAGCTAAACGCACCCGTTAGGAATTGGCCAGAGGTCATCGCTTGCGTTTCAACTGTTGGCAAGTTCCAAAGAGTATTGGCATTACCATTTACAGGATTACCAATAATGTAGCGACCTTCATTATCTTTGGTTAACTGAATATCAGCCCAATCAATAGGATTGAGAACAATACCTGTTGATGGGAATTCAGCTAGTACCGCCTGAAGTAAAGCGTAACGAATACGATCAATAGGAGTAGCATTCGTAATTTTGATTAAATCTTCGTTGAAGGTTGTAGCTTGCGGAACAATTCCAAGCAAGTTTTGCCCAGTACCATTACCAAATAATAGTTGTTGCTCTTCCACCAACTGCAAGCCATAACGCGCACGAGCATCAATATATGATTGCAAGGCTGGAGCATCTTCTAAAATCTGACGAGAAGCTTTAAACAAATGGGCAATTGTTCGCACATTCGCTGTTACATTATCAAATGTAATTTCAGAATATGGCTTCGGATTTGTCTCAGCTACTGGTGCTGCATTATTTGTAAAGCCAGTTTCTTTCGTATATTCAATACTATTACTATTTGTTTGACCCGGTGCTAACAAGTCTCGAATAGTCATACGGCGTAATAGAGGTGAAACAATACCTTGATTATCTGGCGTTACATTAGGACCAGTAGCAGTCGTAATAGCTTGACGAGGCATTCTCACACGCATAGATGTACGTGAGGATTTATCCATTGATTGATAAGCGTCAGAATCAATAACTTGCTGCCCAACTGACTTAGCTGGCTCATCACCGCCACCACCCGCAGGTCGATCAAGCTTTTGCTCAATTTCTTTAAAAGAAGCGCTCAGATCATTGAACTTTGATAATGCTTCATCAGCCTTTTGTTTAGTTTCAGTATTAGCTTCACCAAACTGTTTAACTTGCTTTTCAACATTTTCAGCATATTGCTTAACTTGATCAGTTACTTGTTTCAAGTCAGCTTGAACTTGTTTGTACTCTTGTTCGATAGTTTTGTCTGTCATGGGAGGATGTCCTTTAATGCGTTTGAAAGTTTTGAAGCCGAACCGTCGGCAAACGTGTGACTTAAACCAGCGTCGTGCGTGGTTTCGGGAGCAGCGTTAGGCGTACTCGGAGGTGCGACAGCGTCGTGCGTGCCGGCTTTAATGGCTTGAAAAAGCTTTCGGCGCTCATTGCGCGGAATTTGTTGTTTCGCTAGGATTTGATCGACTTTGCGTATAGCTGCTTGAGCAGGCTCTTCTTCTGTTTCTATGACTTGGTCAGCTGGTAAATAATCGTCAGCAAACCCCTTCTCAATTGCTTGCGAACCAGAAAGCCAAGATTCAGCATCGAGTAGTTTTGTGATTTCTTTTTTGTCTAAGCTTGTACGGGCTTGATAAATGTCAGTGGCCGATTCATCAAAAACAGCAAGGTAGTCAGCGGCATCACGCATATCGTGTTGATTACCAACAACCCATGACCAACAGTTGTGAATCATGATGAAACCAGCACGGGCAATTTGAATCTCATCACCTGCCATTGCGATTACAGAAGCTGCACTTGCTGCAACTCCAAGAACACGTACGGTGACATTGCCTTTGTGATTACGTAGAAGGTTGTAAATTGCTAAACCTTCAAATACGTCCCCACCAGGAGAGTTAATATTGACGACCACATCTTCTTCTTCACCGATGTAACGTAAAGCGGCTGAAATACGCTGCGCGGTTACCCCTGAACCATCCCAATAGTCATAGCCAATTTGCTCATAAATTGAGATTGTGTTTTCAGACTCGGTAGAAGCCTTAATGTTTGGTTGATACTTACTCAGCACTGTTTCCGGCAAATCAAACCGAACATTTGGTTTGTTCAGTGCCTTGGGTGCCGTCGGCATATTGCTTTTACTCATTTGATTTACCTTTCTGCAGGCGAAAAAAAAGCGACCCGAAGGTCGCTTGCTTAAGTTGTTTATTTTTTATTTATTTAACATTCACTTGGTTGTGCTACGGCGCGAACTAAAGCCATTATTCCTGTCTGAATATTTGTCTTCCCGATTTCCGCCCAGCGTAGTGGTTCAGCTGCTTGGAAACGACGGTACTCCGCACATTCATTTGTTGAGCCGGAATGTTCATCATATGGACGGCCTAATAGAAAGCCTGTTTCTGCACCTTGAACTGAACGACGAGCTTCAGCACGTTTATGTTCGTCATCTGTGCTTAAACGATTTGCAAGTTCATCTTGTAAGACAAGCAACTCAGCACCCTTTTCTTTAATACGGTTCATTAAATCAACTTCTTCTTGACTTAATTCTCGATAGCCTTTGATCTTGCGATGTTGATTTTCCATTTTTCACCTAGGTTTATTAGAAATTACTGGTCTTTACCCGCATCATTTATCGGAACGTTTTGAGACTGAATCGTGAGCTCATCTGCAATACCACCACGTTTAGGAAGGTTCTCTTTTTCACGCACTTCATCACGGGTATAAATACCGTTAGTAACCATTTTTGAATAAAATTCTGCTCGAGTATTACTATCTGCTCGAAGTAAGCCTTCAATAGAAAATTCAACGTAATACTTAAGTCTTTCCGCTGGAGTAAGCAAAGTCTTGTTCATTGATTGTTCAATAAGAACTAGCCATGGGCGCAAAGTGAAGGTCAAGAAACCTTGCATTTCTTGCTCCATACCGCTTCCCCATTTGGTCTGCCCTTTACTTGTATATCCAATTAGATAACCCGGTACCCGAAACCAACGGCAAATTGATTCAATATTAAAATTTCTTGATTCAAGTAACTGCGCATCAGCTGGATTAATACCAATAGCTTTAGTGGTAACCCCTTGTTCTAATACAGGAGACTTTCCAGCATTTAATGCACCAGATACTTCTTTGACGTAATTCTTGAATATTTTTCTTTGTTCATCATTCATCGTACGATCTACTTCAAAAGCGACCGTAGGTAAAAGACCATTTTTAAAAGTACTGTTTGCTGCATCATCCGCTGACATTGCAGCACCGAAAACATTTGCACCATACTGAATAGGTGACAACCCAACTCTGCCATCCAATGAGAAAGCTGGAGTATGTAAAATTTCAGATTGATCAATGATAAATAACTTACCTTTTCTATCGGTATATGAATAAATAAGGTCGTCACGATCATTAAATTTTAATTGCATCCGGTTGGGCATTAAAAAATTCAAACTTGTAATTTCTTTTTTTGAATTTCTCTTAATCTGTGAATATCCATTTCCACGCAATAATAAAGAAGCTGCATAACATTGCGTAAAATTAACCGAGGTCATATGAATATTTGGTTGGTTACGCAAAATTGAGTACAAGGGATGATTAACAGCAGGCTTTCTACTTCCATCAGCTTGTCGTTCATAAACAACAAGAGGAAGTGTCGAAATAGTTTCTGAAATCAGTCGGACACATGCCCACACTGCATCGAGTTTTAAAGCAGTTTCAACACTTACACTTTTTCCGCTAGAAGACGAAAAGCCTAGAAATGAAGTCCAGAAATTTACGTCAGTTAATCCGCCGCTTTGCGTACTCGAATTATTTTGCGGAGCGACAACAGCACTATTAAGCGTCTGTAATAGCGTTTTCATTTACACCATTCCTTTTCTTAAAAATGCTGCTGCTGCAAACAACACTACGCTTGCTGCTAGAAGCGAAAATGCCAATCCAACCAACAGATACACACCAGAAACTAAGCAAACAGCAGCGCAAAGCAGCAAGATTAAATAAATTACGACTGGTAAACTCATTTTCTTTACCTATAAAAAAAAGCCCCTTTTAAGGGGCTTCATGACTTAGGAATTTTGATAAATTCATTCTGTGGTTAAGAAAATGTCTAATCTTTCTTAGGGAACCACTCAAATTCTGTTAAAAGTTCTTCACAACGAA